AGGTATCATTTGAAGCTGCATTAGTCCCTGAAGCCAGAAACCAAGTATGGGAGGCAGCAGGAGATGCTCCTACTTTTACCCATCCTTCAAAAGTCCTGGCCTCATCAGCATCTGGTATAGTTGCCGGTGTGCCAAGAGAGACATTATCGTCTGAGCCATCAAGGACTCTGCCGTCTGGAGTCCAGATAGCACCAGTAACCGCACCAGAGATACCACCACTTAGGTCAATGAGGGGTGTGCCTCCCAGCGCAGGATGCCAGAGCGGTAGATTCAGGACACAGCCACTTAGTACAGGAGGTCTATCCAGCCCATTGATATTGATATGGTAAGGGACAAGCCCATTTACAACAGGAACAATCAATCTTTGGTATTTTCCGGTAATCACTATAGGATAATTAGGTTTAGTATTAGCTGTCTTGCCATTTATTACTAATCCCATAGCTTTTCCCTCCAGCAGAAACTATCGGCAGGTTTTAGAGGTTCAAACTTCCACTCCCCAGAGTTTACCTTGTCAACCAATCTACGAAGTATCCGATTAAACCTGAATCCATAGTAAGGGTCATGCTCTACTTCATATATCAGGATATTCCAAGCGGCTCGAAAGAGTTCTTCCCGCCCATGATTATCTTCCATACTCATAAACCAGTCACGTTCGTCAATCAGGATGTGGGAATGAGGATGGATGGTATTCTTTCTAGTAGGTTCGCCAATGGCTCTAACCAGTAGTTTATTGGCGTGTTGGATAGCCTTCTGAAGTGGAGCTTTTACCAACTTGATGACAAACTGGCGTAGAGGTTCTGCCAGCATCCGATAACGGATGAGACACGACCCAAATATATTGTCTGTCCTTTCAATTAAAAGAGGTGCACTCATATTTAGCCTGTTACCTCATGCTTGAAGGTCAAGCCCCAGGTTACCGCATCTGAGTTGATAAGGGCTGCCGTTATAACATCGGTAGCCTTGCAGAGTAATTCTTCGGGAGTATACCTTAAGTTCGATATTGCATTGGCTACTGCATCAAGACTCAGGAGTGTTACATCATAGGCTGACCCAGTACCATTATCTAATGTCAGGATAAGGTTCTGTGTGCCAGTCGAAGGGGCAGCACTATTATGAAGCTCAATAGCCACCACTTTATAGGCTACTCCTGGAGCGAGTTTATGAGTGCCGACTGCTATTGCAGATGTTCCAGAGAATGTAGTTTCTACTATCGTTCTTGCTGGTAAAACCTTACCGATTATGGCTGTACCTGCTGCTAGAATAACGCCAGTAAGCAATGCAACTATAGCAGTGTATATGTCCCTAAGTCTTCCGAGTATGCTATCTTGTACAAAATCAGGATTGCTCATATTTTTACCTCCTGTAAAATTTGTTCGAGAGATTCTCCCACCACACTATTACTAACCTGGCATTTATATTCTGTCTGAAGCCTGAGAAAGCCGGATGTGTCAATGCTCCCATTTACGAAACTAAAAAGATATTCGCCATCGAAGGTTACTTCTCCACTTTTTAGCCGATGGAGTTGTTTAAGCTTTACTACCTTTACGAAATCAGTCCAGCTATATTCTGGTATCAATGTCGACATAAAACCTCCCTTCTTTGCTGTGCTTCCATTTGTTCTCTTAGAACTTTAGCCTTTGATTTCAAGGCAATTACAGATTTCTCTATTTCATCACCCATTGTCTCCAACAGGATGGAATACTTGGACAGTTCCCACTCTAGTCCTCTACCCGTGGCCACACCTAGCCAGAACATGACGTATGGCTTATTTATAAGATGTACCCACTCCGGTGCCTGATCTACACCGTAGAGCCTGAGTTTCTTATAGCCCTTATAGATTGCATAGGCTATCATATAGGAAACGGAAGGTAAGAAATAAGTCTTTCCAAATTCCCTCAGGATTTCTTCGGAAGGGTATTTCTCAGTGGCATAACTTCGATTACTGACAACTGGGATATTGAATTGTTTGGCTATTTGTCTCTCCGACCTGGTAGATTCAAAATCATCAAAAGCAAAAACCTTATTGATTTTTCGGCAATCAACTTCAGGCATATTGAGAACACTGGCAATAGCCCAGCACTCAGCGTCGAAAGGACAATCCCTCCATGATTGTCCACGGCCTAAGATGATTACTTCTTTTTCTGCCATATAAATCACCCTTCTTGAGATTCTATCCCCAGGATAGATTTAATCTCATCTCTGTGCTCTATTAACTTGTAGATGATAGTGGTCTCGCCCCCATACGGTGGCTCTTCTTTCCAATATCTAGCTCCTGGCTTGCCATAAGGCCTCGACTCCCACTTACCATCAAGCATGGCCTCAATCACCTTCTCCAGTAGTATCTGGAAGAAGTCACGATAGACCGGGTCATGCTCAACCTCGTCAATCAGTACCCTGCCAACTGCCTCCATCATGTCTGGCCAGATTAGATTATGGGAGTGGAAGTAGTCAAAAGTGTCAATCAGGGTATGGGCAATCCTATTATCGGCGTTTTCCTTTGTTGGCACAGGGTACTTATGAGCCAGTGCCACTATTGCTTTTACTAGAGGGCCCTTCACAATATCTATGAAGTACCACCGAAGGGGATTATGAAGGATAATATGCCTTATTTTCCGAGATACCCTGTTAGGATTCTCTCCAACTACATAGTCCCCTAAAGTCTTTTGTATAAGGTCAGTAGCTATCTTTTCCATACTCATGGAGGGAGAGGTTATTAGCCTCCCCCTCCAATACTCCTTACCAGCTTGGGTCAAGGTCAATTTTTACCAAGCTATGTTCGGTATCTGCACCGACACTCTCTACCATTCCGACAATTACTGCGTTTGTTGCAGCATCGTTATCGTGGGGGCTGACTGCACCAGCGACAGAAGCAGCGTAGGCACTGGCAATACAATTGTTGCCTAATATCAGTGTCCCATTTGTGAGGACTGCTACGATGCCTTTAGTCTTTATCCAGGCATAGTAACTGGCGGTGAAACTGGAGTGGTTCACTACTCCTACCGGGATACCAGTCGGAGTAACAGGATTGACAATCACTCCATCGTAGAGATTTTTTCTGACACCCACTGTAGAAGTCCCTGCTGTCAATGCTACCTCTAGTGGGTCTACCAGCGTGATGACACAGGCGGCTGCGGCGGTGGCTGCTGGGTGGGACTTAATCTTATAAGGTGTCCCTCTTGTGGTTGCATCATTGACCCACAAAAAGCCATCCTTGAGATAGTTGATTGTAAGATCGCCAGTAGGGGTAGTGATGGTAACCTCCTTATCCCCTATCGCAGCAGTAACAGCTACCGCTATGTCCTTAATCTGTGCCGAATTACCAACTGCAGCTTGCTGGAGAAGTTTGCCCATGGTAACAGCAGACGCACCACACTTGGCATACCTATAGACCCCGTCATCGGTGAGAAGTGCTGCCCCAATCGGGAACTTCTGTGCAGAGCTTTCTGCCCTGACATCAGGGACTTCAAGTGTAACAAGAGTCAAGTCATCAACTCTAGGCAGTACCAATACACCAGCCTCTGTGTTGATTAAACTATGTTTGTAGTTAGCCATCTTATTTTAACCTCCTATTTACCCTTTATTTCCTTTTACGATAAGGCAACGTCTAAGACATTGATGAGTGCCGCCAGGCTGAACTTCTTTTTGCACATAGCCGAGACGTTCCATGAGAACCTGTTGCGGATAGCATTGTAGTCCTCAACGAAGGTCTCTCTTTCGTGTGTCATGTTGCCGGCCTGAAGTCCAGTTACCTCATCCTCACCAATCTTAAGAGCGAAGATAATGCTGTTGTCGGCCCCGGATGCTCTGGTGGTGGACTGGTCGTAGGTGGATATAGTCAGCACAGAGGTGACACCATCCGGCAGATTGTCGGGAATCCAGTCCGACTCGTAGATGGGGACTCCATCGTAGCTTGGCATTACCATACCGAATAACTTAGAGTCTATCAACATCAGACCACTAGAACCACTTGCCCTCGACAGGCCTGTAAGCCATCGACTCATCCTTCGAGACATCAGAAGTGCAGAGGCTTTCCCCGGCTTTATGGCGTCAAGAAGTTCGTCCATCTTAGCCATTGTCAAGGCAGCAGAAGTGGCACTCATCGGAATGACTTGACTGTTATTGATGCCATCGAGGTCAGTAGTCGTAGCACTTTCCAGTTCTGCCAGCATCCGCATCAGTCCCTTAAATTCCTTATCGGAACTGAGAGTAGTGGTCTGTCCGTAGATAAAAGCACGCTCAAAAGCGTGAGACATAGCCTTTGCCTTCGCCTCTATATCTGTAGATTCAGGATTTTGGAGAGGATTCATGGCAATCATAGACTTGTCGGTATCGGCATCACCTATCAAGGTATAGATATTGGTAGTTCTCTGCGCAATGGTGCCAGTGTTCTCAGTAATCTGGTCTTTTGGTTGCAGCCAACTTACAGTCGGCATGGTGAGTTCGACATTATATTTGATAATGTCATTATTGACTGCCTTAAATGGGAGTGCCTGCGTTAATGGACTCTCCTTGACAATCGTATCCCAGACCCCCGCTAAGACAAGGTCTGATTTTAGATAATCTGATTGAACTTTTGATAACATTTTATATTACCTCCTACTTCTTTTTTTAGCTTGCTCAATCCCCAAGTCAATTTTTTCCCTGGGGCTTAATCTATCGAGGTCTACACCCCCGCTACTACTCTCCCCACTATCAGGGGCAGACGGCTCTTTCCCATTACCTTCAGGTTCGGCTTGAGCCTTGAGTTTCCAGCCCTTTTCCTCAGCTAATGATTCGAGTCCAGCACGGTCATTCACCTTGAACTTATCGGCTGCACTCAATAGAGAATCAGGATTGGCATCCTCTCCGTTGGCCATAGCGTAAGAATCAGCAATCTCGGCTATGAGCCGGTCTCTCTCGAACTTCTGGACGTTAACTTCCCTAGCCGTTAAAGTTGCCAGTTTAGCCTTTGCTTCCCTCCGCAACTTAACGAGGTCGGCTTTGTCAGGGTCGTCCTTTGAGAGTTCCTCAATCTGGCCGTTTAATTCCTCGATTGTCTGATTTACCGATGCAATCTCCGTATCCTTCTGAGTAAGTTGCCCTTTGATGGTATCTCTCTCCTGAGTTACGGTTTGAAGTTCGGCTCTTACCTGTCTGCCAACATTCGCTGTGATTTTGTCCACCTCCTCCTGGGTATAAGTTTTGGCGGATTTCTGACTTTGAGTCGCCTTCGCACCTTCAGAAGCCTTGCCTTTCGCTTCATCAGCTACTTGGGTGGTGTCCTGACTGGTCTTTGGTTCGTCTGCCATATAAGTGTGATAACCTCCTGATATTTTAATTTATTTCTTTATGGGGTTCTCCGCTTTGTAATTCGGATTCTTCTCAACTGCATAAAGCAATCCCATCGCTTTTACGCAGTTAGCATGACTTTTCGTGGTTTGCTTCAGTGTCCACTTGCCATCTTTCTTGTGCATGAGCTTGTTGCCATCGCATCTATAAGGCATCCTTCACCTCCTCATCCTTTTTAGTCAATAGCCACACCAGAATATTACTAATAGTATAGCTTAACATAATAACTACCATAAAGCAAATCAGGAACTTAACTGGTATAATCCATATCATTATGTCACCTCATCTTCTGGATAGTCCGTAGCCCCCGAAGGTCTTAGTTTACTACGCCTCTCTAACCACCTGCGTAGTGCCGTATGTCGCTTGTACCAGCTAAACTTTGCCTTCCCTCTCAAGTCGAGCCAGACATTATATTGGTATTCGACCTCTTCGGACGGAACATTCCTGAAGTCCATTGGTTTATTGGCGAGAATCGTTTTATAGACCTTGGTGTAGTAGTCACGGTTAGTTATCATGTACCTTTCTTGAGACCAACCAGCCGAAGGGATAGCCTCATACTCTACATAATTGTCAATATAGTTATCAGGAACACCCTGGTTCAAACCCTTAATCTTAATCTTGCTGATAACCCAATCAGGGTGTTCAATCTGAAATTGCTGCTTGTCTGCCGGCGTTATTTTGCGGGTATATTCTTCATCCAGTTCCTTATTGGCGATAGTAAGTTGCCTCGCCAGCACGCTCTTAACAAAGACTGGCTTCCACTTGCCGAGGCTGACCCCTTCCTCATCAAACCACGGATTCAAGTAGCGGTAGAGTTCTGGGTCTGGCGCATCAGCATACTCGGTATTGAAGGTTGTCTCGAATCTCTCAGTGGCAACCTTGGTGAAGTCAATGGGCTTCCCGCCAAGGATGCCAAGGTACACGTCATTATAGTATTTCTGGTCTCCCTGTAAGAGCCGTTCCCTTGCCTGCCCCTCAGTCGGGGTTAGCTCATACTTGACATAGGTTGACATAAAGTTAGTAGGGACGCCAGCTTTTGTACCAGTCTCCGTGATTCTCTCGATATGATAACCCGTGTCATTAGCAAGATACTCATCCTGTTGAGTTTTATTGAGCGTGTTAAAATACTTATCCTTGTATTCCTTCAATGCGTATGCCTCAATCTTACCTTCTGGAATATCCTTAGCCTTTGCTTCTCTGCGGAAGGTGTCAAGGGCATATTCCTTATTCTCAGGGTCAAAGAAGTATGACTGCTTATCCTCATCGGTCAGACTTTTATAATAGAGCGTCTCGTACTTGAAGTCAGCCTCAACATCGGCATCAGCTTTTGACATACCATCTTCAAGGGCTGTTATCCTGAAGGTATTGAGCGTATACTCCTTATTCTCAAGTTTCAACTTATAAGCCAACTTATCATCATCAGAGAGGATATTCGATAGGATGTCATCCTGTGGTTTATTGGCTATCTTCAGCTTCAAGGCGTCTATATTCTTAACGTATCCTGGAATAGTCGGGTCAGTCAAGGACTCCCAGCCAGCGACTTCTGACCACACCTTATCGAAGTCAGGATGCTCCAGTCTGAATAGCTTGCCCTCAAGACTGGTAGCACTGGGAGTCTTATCGAAGTTGACATAATCCTCAACGATTTTCTTATCGGCTATCGTATTATCGAAGGCGAACTGTGCTTTATAGGCATCAATGCGGGCTTTATCAGCCACCCAGCTTGGATTCTGAGCCTCCCAAGCCTTTATATCCCTATCGTTGGTCAGGGCTTTGCGTTCGTCATTAAGGACACGGTTCTTGACCTCTATCTCAAGGGCAGGTATAGGCTTGCCATCCCATGCGGGAACAAGTATTGGTTTTTCCACAAACCCCATAGGCCGCCCAACATCCTCTACTTTAATTACATTAGTCCAGCCTGGGCTTTCAAACTTGTGGAGCTTCTCATTCTTCAGGAGTAGTAGATGAGCTTCAGGGCTACCATAGCCGAACTTATCAACTATATCATGGTACTCGAAGTATGCCTTGCGGGTCTCTTCGTCCTCTGGCACACCGAAATCAGGCAGAGCATTATCTGGTATGTCAAGGTCTTTTGCCAGTTTCGAAGCCTTGGCATAAGCCTCGGAAGATAAGATGTCGGCCTGTCCCCATACAGCTAACTTAGCGTTCTCTTCAGGGTGAGACTTTAGCCATTCATCATAAGGGTCAATGTCTATCCCAGGATTATCTTTAATAAATTGCTTTTGCTCTTCCCCTGTTAGCATATGATACCTAGTAAGCAGAGCAAATTGTGTCTGAGTCATATTCCCTAAACGAGCATTTTTAGTTAGTTCGTATTTATCATATTCTATGAGTGCCTTGTCCCCCTTGAATGTAGTCTCCTTATAACTACCGTCTGGTTGAAGTTCTTTTTTTACCCAGACAGCCTTATCACCACTAGCGACCAGTTCCTCTCTCTTCCTCCACTGGCTATAATAATCAGAGAAAGTCAAACCTTTGGCAGGGTCAGCAGGTATAGATGTTAATTTAACCCTAGGCATATCTTTCGTCTGCTCAAGTATCTGATTTGCCTCAGCGATTGCCTTAATTCTTGGAGGGAATCCCTTCTTTTCCGTCAATGTTGCTGGGTCAACCCCCTTAAATTGTGATGCGGTATCAGACCAGAAGTCTTTGACGTCATAAGGCGGCTGAGTTATCCCGTAAGGTAGATTATCAGGATACTTTGGCAACCCTAGTTTCATAGCATTTTCATTCCAATCACCTGTATAGGTTTGGACACCGGCGCCCAGAACAGCAGGAATAGCAGATTGTAGAGCGTGAATAGGGTCATCCTGATATGCCTCATAAATATCCCATACGGCAAAAGGCGCAACCCTTTCGACCCATTGCTTCTTATTCTTAACATCAAACTCTTCGCCAACAAAGTTCTTCCCCTTCCAAGCATCGAGAAAGAATGAGGCTAATGGGGAAGCCTTGCCTCGAATAAAGTTTTGCATAAGGTCAAGGGGGTCTGTTTTATACTCCGCCCCTGTGACACTTGATACCCCTGTCTTTGTAATTGCTCTGGTAAAGAACACGAGGAATTGTCGGTATCCGCCCCAAGGGTCTATCCTAGTATTGCCAATCCTGATACTCATATACTCAGCACTTCTTGAGTCTGTCTCTACACCCCACCAACCCATCATAGCACCGAGTAATATCATGCCACCGAATGTACCAACAAAAGTTGAGGTGTTTTTCCATGCCTCTAGTCTTACTCTCGGATTAGGATTTATCAAATCTTTAACGCTCAGTATTCTACCAATAGCTGCCCTAGGCGCAAAGAATAAACCACTTAATTCAGGTGCAGTAACAGCGAACTTTCCAAGAGAGCCTCTAGCAGTAAAGTTGGCAAGGCTCTTTGAGAAGTCAACCATCTCTTTAGTGATAGAGAATGATTCACCCGATTTTAATGTTTTTTGTCCACTAGCATACATCTCTGATAATTTGAGCATAGCCTTATAATAGCTCTTGAAGATAAGCCAGTTATGGACATTGGTGCCAGTCTCAAACGCTCTTGCGGATAGTTTAACCCAAGGGAGTTTTGCCGTTAGTCTTGGCAAAAGCCTTTTGACACCTTTGTAGAAACCGTATTCCTCAGTGCCTTTATATTGAGCAGTGCCTTTTAGTAGTACGATGGGTCGGAGGAAATCGCCACCGTTCCTCTCACACTCTTCATAAATCTGATATAATGGGTCTCTAGTTATTCTTTCCCAAGAGGCCTCAGTAGATTTTTGACTCCATAAAGCCTTCCATGCCTCGATATTAGCCTGAACAAAAGAGATTGGGTGAGAAGCAATAAGAGGTGCTTGCTGTCTCCAGAATGAAAAGTCGAAAGATGCCTTGTTAGCTCTCAAAAAGTTGCCTATGTCTACAGGCAACATCCCTATCTCTTTTAAGGCACGAATGACATTATCCATAGCCGGTCTTGGCATAAGGGGCATCTGATTTATGGCATCCTCAATCGGCAGTTCATACTTTGGCACTAGAGGGACTGGATATGCCTTATCTTTGGCTAGTGACATTTCAATACCGTGTGTGTCCTTATTTATCTTACCTTCAGCTAATTGCCTATCTAGTTCTAATTTTCTTAAAGCATATTCCTTGGAAGTAACAGTTCTTAAATCCTCCATACTCTGTGGTATCCAAGGAGTCCCTATCATATTGGGAAAGCCCATCTGTCTCAGTTGCTCGTCAATCGCCATTTCTTGACCGGTTTCAGTGAGCCTAGGTATAGTGGAAAGACTCCGTAGATAATCCAGCATATCTTGGTCAAGTTGAACTGGCGGGCCCGGGACACGAAATACCCCTTCTACCACATCTTCAAAAGGCTTACCTTGATTAAGTGCTTGTAGGACTTTGGACTCCCCACCAAAGACCCTTTCTAGTCTAAGATAAGCAGACCCACCACTAGGAAAGGCTTTAGAGCCAGTACCAATCTTGCGAGGAATATCCCCTGTCCTTAAAGCGTGATGCAGAGCATCAATACCAGACATAAGTTCAAGCCAGTTTGGTTCTACATTAGTCCAGTAGTCATAGACCTTTGCCTCTAGGGTAGTCCTCATCTCATTGGAAAATTCAATCATAAACTGAGAATCTACAGTAGGTAACTTGCCAGACATGAACTCACTTTCGGCCTGTTTAACCGCATTGCCTGGTGTCTTGCCCTCTACTATTAACTCCTGTGCCCTTGCACTGGCATTACTAGCCCGCCTTGCCAAAACACGCTTTCGAAGTTCCAGAGTGGCTGCACGCTGGTTAGCCAGTTCCTTAGATTGCAAGGAGTCAGTAAATAATTGCACGGTCATATCTATCTCTTCCCTAGTTAAAGAAGTAACTCCCAAGACAGATAATGGAATCTCTTGAGCCTTGACTGATGGTTCAACGGTTGGTAACTCTTCTACTGGTTCTACTGGAGGCTGTTCTTTCACGAGTGGAGCTTCAACAGCAGGTGGCTTTATGCCCTCAGTAGAGGGGATTGTCTTAGATAAGAAACTATCATAAGTTTTTGCCATCTCATCAAGTTGTTTTGAGGTGTATCCCGAAAATTGCGATTTTACCCTCCCATGATACGGTATCTTCCGCAAGCCTAATTCATGATTTATGGCATCTAAACTGGACTGGATACGACTACCTACCAGTGCAGCATCTTCGGGGCTTTCAGTGATTGTATCCTTGATAACTTGTAATGCTTCATTTCGGGCTGACGTTATGGATTGTCCGACCTTAGTTGCAGGTTGTTCGACAATCTTTGCTTGTTCAAGTTTTAATGCCTCATCCATTGAGATTTGAGTTACCCTACCTTTGCCTTCAGGTCTGACCTCTTTGGCAGCTATCTCTCCAGGTAACATACTGGGCTGTAATCCAGCTTCAGGCATCCCTGGCTCGGCTTTGGGGATTGCCTTTGCTAGTTCAGGATAGTCCTTCAGCACTTCAGCGGGTACTGGCTTGCCTTCGGAGAGAGCTTTCTGAACTCCATATTTATGCATAGCAGGAGATGTATAAGGTGGTTTTACATATTCCGCTTTGGTCATCTGCCAGGGTTCTTTGGCTTTTCCCCCCGGTATCTCTACAAATCCAGCCTCCCCTTTTGCCAATGCCTTGCCAGTTGCTACTATCTCATCGTATGCCTTCTTAATAGCTGCTTCCCCTTCAGGGAGTTTGGCAATCTCGTTTAGAGCCTGCGCTTTCGCCTCTGTATCTTCAAGCCCAGCCACTTTATTCTCAATCAGCTTCTCTTGATATAAGTCTGTTAGTTTGGCAGGCTTCCCGCCCCGCAGTGTGCTCATTGATACAGCACCACCGAAGAGAGCAAAGGGGGTTACTGCTATCAAGGTCTGAACTGCCGTCTGGTTTATATTCCCGAATGGGTCACGAGTTTTATCAAAGAAACTAACTGTGTAATCTTGAATGACCTGCTGTGCTACCTCGGTTAATGTCTCAGTGAATTCCTCCGCAGTGAAGGTCGTCAGCCCTCTTTTTAGCATAGTGAGAACAGTTCTATTAACTAATTGCTTCTGCAAGCCCTTCTCAAACGGTTTTAATGCAGGGGATAAAGCCCTCAAAAGAGGAATTTCACCGACGACATCAAGACTGGCAATCAATGCGCCAACTGGCACGGCTAATTGATATGCCTTATCTTCAGGGGCGCCAGCAGATATTAAATCCTGTGCTACATCCTCAATCTGCATAGGTGCGAAGGTGGCGAAAGAGGCAGCCATACCGAGTATCGGACTACCAGTTAATGCCGTCACACCAGTGAAAGCGCCTAATGCTGCCAGTGTTGGAGGAGCTGCTGCTACAAAAATATAGGCAGCAGCTCTAGGGTTCTTAACATATTCCCCAATTTGCTCAAGTAAGGGCAACTTACCAGTTTGTTCTTGGAACTCTATTATATCAGCAGGTAGTTCTATTTCAGGATGCTTTTTCACCCAGTCGTCAAACTCAGCCTTTCCCTTTGTATAATTCTGAGCGAATGTCTGTCGGAACTGCTTGGCTTTGGCTATCTGTTCTGGTGATAATTCTGTAATCCCAGCAGCCGATACTTGAGTGGTCTCAATAGGTAACATAGACAATATCTTATTTATTGGTTGAGTAGTAGAATGCCACCCTTTTTTGAGCGCACCATAGAGTGTATTCCAGAGATTCTTCTGCGCTTCTATGTCTGGTGATGGTGGTATCGGTGCTTCCCCTTTTATCATTCGCTCAATATCTTCAGAAGACATCGGCACAGTCAACTGCTGAGGTTGTTTCCCCATTGCCCCGGCCATAGCCCCCATTGATATCGGCTTAGCTGGTGTTGGCGCAGGTGCTGGTGTTGGCGCAAAGAACTGCTCTATATCAGCATCGGTAGCCCCCAAAGCCTTGAGGAAAGCTACAGTCTTTTCATTCTTCCCAATATCAACGAGGTCAGCACGAAACTGCTCAGGATTCTGGTTCGCCATCTGGAATCCAGCCTCGATGTCTGTCTCGGCGTAAATTGCCCCGAAGACATCCCTTGCTAGATTCTCGAACTGCTGTGGTGCTATAGCCCCAGGCGTTCCTTCTGGCCCGACTCCAGGATGGGCTTTGTAATATGCTTCCCTGCCAGCAACTACCTCAGGAGCAACCTCAACAAACTCGCCCTTGTCATAATCATAAGCCCATGCTCCTGTCGGTGGTGCCGCCTCTGGTACTACTTCTGGTGCTTGAGTAACCGCCTCTTGCCATCCAGTGCCAAAGAGTAAGTCAGCCTCTTCTGGCGTGATTATCTTATCTGCTAGTGCTTTCTCAGCTTGATAGGTATTTCCCTCAGCATTATAATACCCCTTCTGCTTCAGGAGTTCTAACTTCGTCTGATAGTTCTCGTAGTCCTGCTTTTGCTGTTCGAGGTCAGCCCAGGTGTATGCCTTGCCTGTTCCCTTGTATGCCTTGTCAAGCTGTACGATGCCAGTAGGAGTTATCTCCCAGTTAATATCGGGATTTTCCTTGTCAGGTACAATCTCTGTCGGAACATTCAAGCCAACCTCCGCCCAGGATGCCGCTATCGAACCCTTCTCAGCCGTTTTCCCTGGCGTCAGGCCTGTAACTTTGAGTATCCTATCTGGGGAAATATCCCAGCCATACTGAGTCTTTGCCTCACCAGGAGTAAGGAACTGAGGCATAGACATAATATTAGCCATGCGCTGTGTCTTACGCCTGAACTCATTGAGCTTTCTATATTGCGCTTGAAGCCCGAATAACCCTGTCGTCATCTATACTCCTGCCACCGGAGGTTTAGGAGTGCCTAAGAGTTTCGCCTTGAGCATCCCCCACGGATTAGCTGGAGGTTGCCCTTGCGCCTGTGTTTGCTCCCCCTGCATTAGTTCAGAAGGCAATTTATCCTCCACCGAACATCGTAAAACCATCGCCTCATCCCACTTTATCCGTGTCGTCATTTCGCTACCGCCTTTGCTACCGTATTTGCCTCAAGCTGAGGTGGCAGAGGTAATCCACCGCCACCTCCAGCCAGTGATGTCATGCCTTTGGGTTTTACTTCCTCACGCTGCCCGCCCGGAAGTGGCGTAGTAGTGGCGGATGTCTGCGGTTGCATAGTTGCTTGTATTCTTGCTTTATCCGCCCTGCGCCTTAAAACACCCATCTCAGTCCAATACATACTTTCCATATTAGCGAAGTCAGCCTCCTCCCCTTCCATATCTTTGGCTGCTCTTGCAAAGGAGCGGGCTGTCTCAAACATCCCCGTTGCTGGGTCAATTTCCTCTGCTCTTTGAATACGCATATCTCGAAGTATCCCGTCAGGGTCTTCAGCTTCCATTGTGTTTTCAAGTATCCACCTGTCAGGTAGCCACCCTCGTTGAGATAACCCTATAACTGTATTGGCTATATTTACCTCTTTGGAATTGAGTTTAGGAATATATGTTATTCGGTACGTTGACGGGTCTCCTAGTTCATCCGCACTGTAGCGGTGTGTCATGCCTGTGATACCCATGTCAACTTCTTTTGACTTCTTAATATCTCCCAGTTTGATGTACTGGTCTATTATCATCCTCATGGCCTTCTGCTTGAATGTCGCCAGCGCATCCTGATACGGTGACAGCTTTTCCGCAAGGATAGCATTTTGTGTCGTTACCCATAGAGCCGTGTTCCCCCCTGTGTTATTTCCCGACTCAGTATCAGTTACGCCACCCCTCGCTATGTCCCTGTCTATCTCCATGGCTGCCTTTAAGTATGCCTGCGATACATCCCCTCGCTCCATCCTGATGGGTTCTTCGCCTTTTTCAACAGGCACGACTTCATCAGGTAAAGCAGCAGGTTGGCCTATAAGTGCCTTACCCGGTAACTTCGGCTGAGTATAACCAGGTATAAGGTTATCAAGCGCAAGACTCTGCGCTATCGATGCGCTCCTGTTGGCCTCATCGTATAACTTGCGGTCTAGCCAGTCGAAGGACTCACTTTCATGCTCCAAGAACTTTTTGCCCCTGAACTGGAAACCCGTTGACGTCTGTACCACTACAAACGGTGGCACTTTAAAATAATTTGCTTGTTCCCATATCTTGACCCCATTGATAGTTTGAGACGGAGTTGCACTCTGATTTATGTAAACCTCTTCCCCTTCACTGTCCCAGAGGTCAGATACCTCAATGCTATTGCCTGTTAGAGCATCTACCCCAGTACCTTTGGGATATGCCCTTTGTATCTGCGCCGCTGTCCTCCATGACCTTATGCAGTACCACCGGTTAAGCTCATAAGGGCACCATCTCATGTCGAGAGGGAGACAGTTTATAACGAGCTTGCCTTGCTTATCAAAGTAGAGCCATAGCCTAGCTCCTATCGGGCCCCTGGTGACTACCTTCTTCGCCTGCCAAGTGTTCAACCCACCTGATAACCCATGCTCATTGGCAAGGAATTCGTCTATCTGTGCCCATACGTCATCACTGAACTGCTCAACATGGGATATTAAAGTCTTGGATAGCTTATTAGACGACTCAACCTTAGTCTGCCAGAGTAACTTCAGCAGCTTGTCGGACATAACGTTGGCCTGCCAGGCTGCCGTATTGCGTGTTACCGATATGGACTTCCGCACTTCTTCCCCCTCAAAGTTCGTGAGAGTGTACTTATCCTGAAGTAGTTTCATCGTGTCGTCCATGCGACTATAGAGGTCACTACATTCCGCTATCTTCTCCTGAACCATCTTTAACTTATCTGTCATCTTAGTTTCTCCGATACGAGGAATTACTTCTTATTGAACTTGGCTTACCAACTGTCACTGTCTCTGGTTTGAACTCATTGTCACTGGCTATGTACCTTAAACACGCCAGAAGGTGATAGACCTGCTCGTCTTTAATATCATTAGTAGGCTTATTATTAGTGTCCAGCTTCCACATGCAGTTACTAATCTCACTGAGTAGCCGCCATAAGTCCTCAACGATATAGAGTTTGTTACACTCCTCCAGGCTTATCATCCGGTCTATCTGGCTGTTCTTCTTGTCTAGTCCTGGTGGTAGTATAGTCCACCCGGCACTGCCGTAGCCTTGTCTTATCTCATCTTCAGTGGTGAGATTCCCCCCCCTGCTTCGCTTGACTTGATAGTCTGTAGTTAGCTCTTTGAATCTCTCTATATGCTGAATCATAGAGAAGCCAGCGCCAGGCGCATACTCCCTGAAGATAACTAAATCATTTTGTCTCATGTATGCCGGCGCACCAGAGGGGAGAGGTAGCTTAACCCTGGCTATAAATAACCCAGCTGGATTGGCAGAGCCAAAGTCATGGCCTGAGAATATATCCCAGTTCTTCGGTATATCAAACCGCTTGACTTTACATAATGTCTCATTGAACTTACTATGTACCAGCCAGGATGTTTCTATCTCGTCATCCTCGGCCATAATCTCCCGCCGGTATGATTCAAGACTCATGTCAGTAGATATAAGTTGTAGAGCCTCGGCACTAATGAAGGGGTTATCATGACTTGTGAAGTGGAATGCTTGCCATAAGCCGGTAGTATCGGTTAGAGCAGCCTTAAACATCTTTGAGGCGTGGCGGGGGTCTCTGGCCTTGGATACGCCGGCAGTCCGCAATGACGGGGGCGTATAGATGAATAGAGCATCGCCGTTATTATCGAGCAGCATAGGAGCTCCGACTTCCCCCCAGGTGTCCTCATTCATTAGTTGCCATTCGTCAAGGGTTAACTTGTCAGCATAGTCACCACGGAGGCTATCAGCATTCCAGGCGGTCTTGGCCTTAATGCGGTTTTCCGTGCCTGGCCTTTCAACGTAGTCCTCAGCCTCATTCAGTTTGAATACTCCAGCCTTCACTGGCTCGGCTAGTGCCCGCTTTACCTCAAACCAGTATTTACCCTTTTGCTCATCCGTAGGAGTAGCATAGAGGACCCTCTTACCAGCAAGGAAGGACTGGACATCGGAAGTAGCAGCGCCAACCGTCTTCCCACTACGTCGACCAGCTTTGACAATCTTCCTCTTCGCCTTGCTGTTAATGAAGGCAGCTTGGAAAGGGTGATTGCTAGAGTTACGGAGGTGTACCAGGTACTCCCTCTGTGCTTGTGCTACTGTCATATACTACCTTTACTATTACTGGCCCGCCGCCTTCGCCACTAATAGGCTGAGCTACTTTCCCCTCTACTCTATCCCAGACTTCCTTGAATGGCACTGCTTCCCGCTTGAGAGCACCCTTAAGAGTAGAATAAATAAGGTGGGCATGAGCTGGGGCCTTGTCGCTGGGTTTCTGCAATTCCTTAACGAGCGCATCTTTCAAGAGAAGAGTCAGACTGCACCCGGGATGCGGGTTGCCATTAGTTCCTGGGGGGAATGGTTTGAGGTTCTTCCGAGAGTTAGGATGTTCTCCCCACTTAAACTTCTTTGGCGTTGGAGGAGTTGGATTAGTAGTCATGATAAGGAGTATAAAGCAAAAGGGAAAATTTGTCAAGTGTTATGGTAAGTTCATATGTAAAATAGGAAGATAGCCTGAAAGGAAAGGGCGCAAGCCCCCCTAAAAAAATAAAAGGGGTATAAAGGGGAGATGCAATAGAAGGAAGGCTGGTGGGGTAAGGGGGGAAAGATAGGTAGATTAGGAAGAAGCGATTAGCAATAGCTATGGCGACTTGTGCTACGCTACGCTTGTCGAGTGCTACGCTTTAGCACTACGCTAAGTTTACACCCAAAAAGGTGATTTGTCAATACCTAGATGTTCTATGCTTAGGCGTGAAACAGGCATAAGAGCACAAATAGCTATACCTAGAGTTCCGAGGTATCCGAGGTATCCGAGGCATAGCCAAATAAGTCACCTTACCGTGTACGATAAAAGGCTTGCAATTTACACTGGTATGTGTTAATATAGATATGGGAGGGCCTATGAAACAGGATATTGAGTATGCTTACATTGCCGGCTTAACAGACGGGGAAGGAACAATATTTATAACGCCTCAATTATATTTGAGTGTAAAGATTCGCAACACTGATAAACCTATTTTACTTTGGGTTCAAGGGGTTTATGGCTTGGGGAAAATATACAAAGCCAAGAGTGCAATTAAACAAGGCTTTTCACTTGAGTTCAACAGTAATAATGCTCTAAAGTTTCTTACGCCTTTGCTTCCTTATTTGCGAATTAAAAAGCTACAAGCGGAGCTGGCGGTTGCATTCCAGCTGGCCACAGAAACAGGGGATAGGAAAATAGAATATCGGCAAAGAATAATGGCACTTAACCAGAAAAGCTACGATAGACTTTTTGGTGTAACTCAACCCACCGTGTAAGAATAGGCTCTTCCGGGCTTAGCAAAAAACGCTGTTCTAATTTTGTTCTAATAAAGTATTTAGCTATAAAATATATTTTGTAAAGCTAGGCACAAAAGGTATAAACAGGCTATTGACAACCTTGTCGCCCGGGGTTATACTGAAAATAAAAACAAAGGGAGGTCGGAAAATAGATATGGAGATACCTAACTGGACAATTAAGGATTTCAAGATTAAGCAGACTGCTACGGGATATTCTGTATATTGTACGCATGATGAAAAATCCAGATGTTTGCGTTCTCATTTAAGAGAATTAAAGCAAGCCACAAGTTATATAGATTGGTTGCTTAATTTCACAAAGGAATTAAAGGAGAAAACAGGAGGTAGAAAATGACCACCACAACCTATAAAGACATTAAGACAATAGCTCAGGAGGTTAGAGGAGAATTAGCAAGGCAGTACCCGAAATGTAAATGGGGTGTCCGAATAGAACGCTTCTCAGGCGGACAGTCGCTAAAAGTTACCCTATTATCAGCACCATTTGAAGCATTCGCAAAGGACACAGATTGCAATGGGAATCCCGTCAAAGGGTACACCCAGTTGAATCAATACCAATTTCAGAGACCCGATGATGAGAATATCAATAACGGCGCTCATCTGACTAGAGAAGTCTGGGACTGTATGGCTAATGCTTACAGGATAGCAAGCCGTGAAAACTGGGACAAATCAGACCCACAGACTGATTACTTTAACGTCAACTACTGGCTACATATGGAGATAGGCCAATGGAATAGGCCATTCATCAAAGCGCTAAGTTAGCCTCTTATGTCCTGCCCCTAATGCGAGGGGGCAGCGATAAGAGACTAAGGGGGTAAATAAGATGCCAGAGCAGTTTCACAGGAAGCTAATCGAGCTACTGGAAGAGAGGGCAGCAGGACATCAATACAATGCCCTTTGCCAAGTGCCTGTATCCCTGGCCAACTCTATCCCTCTACTGGTGCTGGGTAAGCTGGATGTAGAGGGATATTTTAATGAGCACAAGAATTGACTTTGAGGGAGGCTAATATGAGATACTACAAGCTAACAGATAAGTACAACCAAACCCACGATGGCACTCAGTGGGGAGAGAATGTTATCCACAAAGCTATTGGAGAGGGTAAAGACCTTTGCTCCCCTGACGTCATCCACGTCTACGACCACCCTCTGAAGGCGGTAATGTTTAATCTTATCCATGCTGCTTTCAGTAAGTATAATCTCTGGGAGTGTAATGTCCGTAAGGTAGTAGCTGATGATGGATTGAAAGTAGGGGTCAAACAATGCACTACTATCAGGCGAATAGAAGCGCCAATAATCACAACCGAGCAGCGAGTAAGATTTGCGATATACTGTGCGCTTGAAGTCAATAAAGAGAAATCCTTTGTCTTATGGGCTGAGAACTGGCTATCTGGGAAAGACAGAACTGTGTCGGCTGCTTTTTCGGCTGCCAGGTCGGGTGAGTCGGCGACTTTGTCGGCTGAGTTGGCTGCTATGTCGGCTGCCAGGTCGGGTGAGTCGGCGGCTTTGTCGGCTGAGTCGGCTGCTTTTTCGGCTGCCATGTCGGCGGGGGAGGCTTTGTCGGCTGAGTCGGCTTCTAAATCTCTTGATTTCGTAGCACTCATAAAGAAAGCAATCAAGGAGGAAAATGAATATGCCAGAGCATAAACACCCACATGGCGTAGCGAATCTTCAACCACATGACTATCGGGTATGGGTTTGCACTGAATGCCTACACGTATTCACAGATGAGGAAATAAGAAAAGACACCGATGTTAGTGGCGATGCATCGGTAGGCGGTTGGGGGCATTCTTGCAAATCGCATCCATGCCGTAAAGGGCAACGGTGCGAAAGCCACCTTGAACCCTATATGCCTGACAGAAAAGTGGGGATGCAACCATGAGCCTGATATACGTGATTCCAGAATGGGTAATTTGCGCCGACCCTGGGTGTATAGGATGCGAACACAGCTTATAGCTCTTGACGAACCGATAGATACGCTTATCATTAAGGGAATAAAGGAGGTAAATGAGAAATGCTAACATCAGAACAAATTAAGGAAAGTTGGGAAGGGAGAAACGGTTGGTATCAAAACCCTTCGACTAGATTGTGGTTGAGCTTAGGCGATGACGTGAGCTTAGGCAATTACGTGGGCTTAGGCAATGACGTGAGATTAGGCAATTACGTGAGATTAGGCAATGGCGTGAGATTAGGCAATTACGTAAGCTTAGGCAATGACGTGAGATTAGGCAATTACGTGGGCTTAGGCAATAGCGTGAGCTTAGGCGATGGCGTGAGATTAGGCAATTACGTGAGCTTAGGCAATGACGTGAGCTTAGGCAATGGCGTGAGATTAGGCAATTACGTGAGCTTAGGCAATGACGTGAGATTAGGCAATGACGTGAGATTAGGCAATGACGTGAGCTTAGGCAATGGCGTGAGCTTAGGCAATGACGTGAGCTTAGGCGATGGCGCAAACGTAATATCAGTCGGAGCCAGATTTATCGGTTCTTTTACCATCACTAAGGAGAATGTGCTAATCCGAATCGGTTGCGAAACACACCCCGTTGACCAATGGGTAGCTCATGGAGATCCTCTAGCTAAAAGGCATAATGAATCTCAGTGGTGGGAGGAAACAGGCAAATCAATGCTCACCTTCTTAATCAGTGAAGCCAAGCTCTATACTAAGAAATACATAGAAACTCATCAATAGGGATAGCAAAGGGAGGTTTTGTTAAATGGAAAGAAATTCAGGTTTTGCTTTCCACGTTCACCACGACAGGCTAGTAGAGTTCTGTACAGACTACAAGGAGCGGGCAGCGTACATCAGGGAGAATAAGCCGGCCGATGAGATTGAGCTGCGACTCCGATTGCTCAAACTGATACCTCTTAACAGGCTACCATTACCGCTGGACGAAGCCCTGAAGGCCTACTTCGAAGCCCTGAAGGCCTGCGACGAAGCTCGGAAGGCCTACGGCGAAGCTCGGAAGGCCTGCGACGAAGCTCGGAAGGCCTGCGACGAAGCCCTGAAGGCCTACTTCGAAGCCCTGAAGGCCTGCGACGAAGCCTGGAAGGCCTACGGCGAAGCCGGGAAGGCCTGCGACGAAGCCTGGAAGGCCTACGGCGAAGCCGGGAAGGCCTACGACGAAGCCTGGAAGGCCTGCGCTAAGTATTTTACCAAGCTTCACAAAGAGCTATGTCCCAACTGCCCCTGGGATGGTAAAACGATATTTAGCAAGAGGAGGGTTAAATGACAGAGTTGAAAGGCAAATGTAAACATGGGGAATTTACCTTGAAAGATGGCTGTCAACGGTGTATGGCTGAGAAGTACGACAATATCAATTCACCAAGCGGTGTAGCGGAGAGGGTCAAGGAAGCCAACCAGATATTGCACTTAGTGAAGGTCAAGTATTACTCAGAAACCACGGGGGTGTTCAGTGAGCGGGAATATACCTACTTCTCAGCTGACCCACTTAAATTGGGTGACATTATCACTGTGCCAGTAAGGGATACAGTAGCCAAGGCGCAGGTAAGTGCTGTAGATGTACCTGAAGCTGAGATAGAAGCCTTCAAAGATAAGGTCAAGATAATACCGAGTGGCTCGATGGAGCAAGAGGAAATAGAAGCAGAGGCTAGAGAGCAAAAAACAATGGAAAGGCTTACGGGAATAGGGGAGGAGGTTGACATGTCTACAGACGAATTAGAAGAAGATTCGAACGCTGTAGATGTACCTGAAGCTGAGATAGAAGCCTTCAAAGATAAGGTCAAGATAATACCTTCAGGGACAAAAATAACCGAACTCTATGTTATGCCAGAGGAAATGAGGGGGGTAAAGATTAGCCCCAACGCAGCCATTAGTATAGTGAATGATATTGTAGATGTACTTATAGAATCAGAGCAACCAACTCAAGCTACTGCTGCCTTAGCCCTTCGGCCTGGTGAAGATGTAGAGGCTCACAACTACTTCAGTGAGGCTATGGGGTTGCTCAAATATGCTGAAGGGCGTGTCATTAAGACCCTACAGGATGCACAGATGGCCACGAATGACCTCAGCATTATCGGGAAACTCAAGAAAGCGATGGAGGCAAAGCGCAAGGAAAAGTTGGCTCCGCATGAAGCTCAGGTAAAGGCCATTCGTGATACTTACACCTACCTTATGACCCCGATTCTTGAAGCGGAGAGGGTCACCAAGTCTAAGCAAGGTGCCTTCCTCCAGGAGCAGGAGAGGATACGAAGAGAGCAAGAGGAAATCAACCGCAAGCGCATGGAAGCTGCCGAGGCTGAAATGAAGCTGAAGGGCGAATTAACCGAGCCTGTCAACTTGGTTGAAGTAATTGAGCCGGCGAAAAGGGTATCAACTGAGCTAGGTACTTCCGGTTTAACCGACCACTGGGTGTTCGAGGTGGTGGATTTTTCGTTACTCCCGAATGAGTACAAAGTGGTTGACAGCGCTATGTTAAATGCCATAGCCAAGAAACACCACGACTTAAAATCAGTCCCAGGGATACGCTTTTTTAATCAGCCATATCTGGCAACGAGGACGAAATGAAGGGGGAATATCATGCGTAGAGCTATTAAGGGGAAACAATATAGATGCCCAAGGTGGGAAACCTGTGTCTCTTTCAAGTGCGGGCATCGTGTACCTCATTCCCTTGTCTATAAAAAAGGGGATAATGGCTTATTCTGTATCTGTACCACTGTGCTAAAGTATTGCCCACCTTGTGAGGAGGTGAATTATGCCAGTAATTGAATTAACTAAGAAATGCCCTCATTGTCTACAAGTCAAAAGTGTTAATGATTTTTGTAAAAATAGAACAAATAAAGACGGGCTACAATCCGAGTGTAAGACATGCAGCGCAACCTATCAGAGAGCAAGGCAGGAGAAAAAGAAACTTTTGCAAAAAACCATGATAAATACCCCGCAAGTCCTCGATGTATCACGAATAGATGAACTTCTGAAAGGTGTAGACCAGAATATGGCTCTCTTGCAATTAGCACAGACAAAGAATCAGGAACTTAATAAAAAATTAGTTGAATATGCTAGTAGGATTATCGAGTTACAAAACCAGATTGCTTCTGAGAATCGGGGAAGTCATTAGATGCCAGCAGCAGTTGAGGTAATCTGCAAGCGGTGCGGGTACGGCAATGTGCTCAGTAGCTATGGAGAGTATCAGTGCTTCCAGTGTGGCGCCGAGCATGATGCGGAAGGGAATTTGATATCGCAGAAGGCTAGTGAGCCTGACCTGAGAAGAGTAGTCAGAGCGCACCATAATGTGAGAGGGAGGAGAATATGATTGAGAAGATTCTGACTGATAATTCTGTGGAAAAGCAAGTTGCCAAGTGGGATGGAGAGAGGTTTGCTCTGGTAACAGCGTACAAGGAAGAGGCAAGGCAAACCAAGGTGATTTTCCTTTCCCCTGTGGAAACAATACACCTTCTGAAATTCTTGCAGGAGATACCAGAGCTAAGGAGCGGAGTAGCATGAAAAAACTTTGGCTGATACCAATGCTGGCTATCTTGGAAGTGCTTATTGCGGTTTTCTTTGGGATAGCCTGGTTACTGGTTAAAATAGAGAGTATATTGAAGGAGGAATAAATGCCTAGGAAAAAGAGAGCTAACGTAGCACCAGAGTTTGTTGGGCATTACTACTTTTATGGGAAGGAGATTTGGGTACTGGAAGATTGTAGCACTGAGCCAATGGCTTGGATGCGTAATATCATCTCAGACCAGACAAAGGCAATGAGAATCTCTGCATTTGATGACTTCGTAAGGCTAGAGCCGGTATCCCCAATCCCTGAAGCTAAGAAGAAACGCAAGCCACGTTCCGATGCCGGGGAAACTCACGCCAAAAAGACTGTGGAGAGCAGCGACCCCATAGGAGATGCTGCACGAAAGCGAGTACCATGTCCCACTCCTCTGGAGTGGAAGGGGGAATTCGATGTTACCAAACTGTACTACAAAACACCACTTACGGAAGGGGAGAGCTATGAAGTGGGCTATGGGGAACACAAGGTTGTAGGAGCAACATACGAAGATGCAGTTCAAGGGTTGTTCAAAATACTTAACCTGTCCATCGGGGGTAAGGAACTGAAGGTCTTTCTTGAAACCATACCAGAGTGTCCTGAGAAGAATATACTGGTCAATATTTTGAAGGAGGAGAAGTAAATGACAATGGGTAAAGAATTAACGCTAGGGCAGAACCAAGAAGTAGGCTTTGCTATCCCACCAGATATTGTTCTTGCTAATGCTATGACGGCGGCTAAAGCTCTGATGAGTGTGGTCTCGCTAAAAAAGAGGCCTGTCATTATGAACGGCGAACAGTATCTTGAATTCGATGATTGGCAGACCTGCGGTCAGTTTTATGGTTATACTGTCAGGACTGGAGATGCTATACCAGTGGAGGTTGATGGTGTTAAGGGTGCAAAGGCCCATGCCGACTTGATTAACCTCAAAACAGGTGAGATTGTGGGCGGTGCCGAAGCCTACTGTATGAGGGATGAAGAACACTGGAACACTCGCCCTAAATATGAGTGGCAAGGTGAAGGTGGCGACCGCAAGAAAGTCAAGGCAGGGGATGAGATTGTCCCTTGGTTTCAACTTGCTTCTATGGCACAGACAAGGGCAGGTGCTAAAGCCTTCCGCAACCGCTTGGCCTGGGTTGTAGTGTTAGCTGGCTATAAAGCTACACCAGCCGAGGAAATGACA